ACGACGAGGACCTTCTGGAACTCGGCGCGTAGGACCTGGACCGCCTCGCACGAACAGAGTCGACCGCTAGGTCGAATCCCCTGGATACAACAGGTCGCCTGGGCCGCGATCACTTGGACACCTCGTCCCGACGGACGGTAATCGCGCATCCGTTCCACGCGCCTTCCCAGGCGCGGGATGCGACGTCTTCGGCGGAGACGTGGTTCCAGGTTCGAACGTCCGCGACTGTAATCTCCAACGCGGCCAGGGTCGCGAAGATTCCCGCGGCGGCGTGGTCGCACGTTCGAATGATGATGTTCTTCTTACCCGCGTCCAGGGAAACAGGACCGACACACTCGGCACAGTTTCGGCCCTGGATGATGTTCGCCTTAATCGCCTGGAACTTCGAGTTCGTCATTTCGGTTCTCCTTCGTTTCTTCTCGGGGAACGTCCCCGTCTTCGAGTACCTTAGAACACCTGTACCCAGGGCGTCAAGTGGGTTCCCGTTTTTATTTTTCCCACCGAACCCAAATAACCTCCCCACGCGCGCACGCGCTAGGGGGTCGGATATAGCGGAGGTAGGTCGACGAACTTTCGGCCCCCCTACCCCCTCGATCGAGAGTTCTTCTTCTTGCCGAAGGCCGCGTGGCAAGGGACACAGAGGACGCGGAGGTTCGCGGGGTCGTCCGTCCCCCCCATCGATCGAGGGACCAGGTGGTCGACGTTTAGTGGAACGCCCGAGATCCCACATAGGAAACAGAACGGGTATCTCTTCCGCATCGCCGCCGAGATCTTCGTCCAGGCGTAGCCGTACCCAGGCCGCCGCCTGGAATCCTGGGGGGCGTGGGCCTCACAGTACGAACCCTCGACAGGTCGCCCGCACGTTAGACAAGGTCTCCGCATACAATCCCTCCCGTGATTCCGTTAGTAGTTCCACCCGACAAGGACCCCGCCCAGGTTAGGCGGTGGCGTCCCGTGGTCGCGTTTACGCGAAGGGTAGCCGAGGCCGAAGGGATCGATCTCCGAGAGATTCGACTTCACTCCCACCCTCGGGGTTCTATTGCGTGCTACGACGCCCAGGCGTCCTGGGAGGATCACTTCGTCGAGTATTGCGGCGGACAGAATCGGGAGACCGTCCTCCACGAACTCGCCCATCTCATCGTCGAGGACTACCACTCGAAGACGTGGGCGGTGTGTCTAATGGCCCTACATCGAACCTACCTCCCACCCGCTCGGGCGCGCCGCGCCGATCGAGTCCTCGCGATGGAATACCGATCCGCCCGTCCTCTCTACCTAGCCAGGTATGGACACTCCGCCCCGAAGAAGTCCGAGGAACCGCCCGCGCGTAAATGCCACAGGCGGAAGGCGGCAAAGAAGAGGCGTCGCGTTCGGTAGTCCTACCAGGTGTCGGGGTGTTCGATCGGGTTCTTCGACATAGGGAGAGGCGAGACTCGACGGAGAGGACACCGTCCGTCGGGACACCCGATCTCCTGGGCGTCCGCGTCATCGTCTCCACCCACACACTCGCGACACATCCGACGGACGGCCACTCGATACATCCTTAACTCTTCGTTAAGAGAGTCCTCCTTCTTTACGACAGGCGTCGAGGACTTCGTCCCGTGATACGGGTTCGCCTTCGCGATACCCAGGAGACGGTCGAGGATTTCTAGGTCCACCGCCTTAACTCGAATCCGTCCCGCCATTCGTTCGCGCATCCAGGACGACGGGAGTCCGAGAGAGTCGTGGGCGACGGCCACACCCGACAGGGCGCGCGCATCGCCTCGGGCGCGACGGACTACCTCGACGAAGATCTTCGCCTCGGGGAGTTGGAGGTTCGCCGCGGATCGACGGTCCCTGTCCTGTTTCGCCTCATTACCCATAGGCGGGATCTTAGGCGAAGAACGCCTCGGGCGTTTACGGACGAGAGATATAGACCTTCTGGATACCGCGAGAGAGTGGAACTCCCAGGGCGAGGAAGGCGGCGGGACTTAGGTCGACTAACTTCTCGCCTGGCCTTCCCTTCGAACAGGAACACCAATCGACGACGACGATAAGGATCGTCCGCCCGTTCTTCGGGTTCGTAATGAGGAGCGGATAGTGTTCGAGGTACGGGTTCGGATCGCCCAGGAAGTCTCGGAGTTTCGGACCCGCCGCGGCGTAGAAGACGACAGGGTCGCCGTGTTTAGTCTTCCGCGTATACCAGGCGACCGTCGGTTCCCCCCACTTCCTCGGGTTCCCGTACCAGGAGGCGATCCCGACGATCGGGGCCTCGACAGGCGTAGGAGGCCCCAGGACAGGCGAGGGAGTGGGAGAGGGCGTGGAGGTAGCGGTACAGGGTAGAACGGCCTCTCTGGGCCTTCCCAGGGCGTCTACGGCCAGAAGTCCCACCGCGAGAGAGAGGGACAGAACCGCGACCGCGAGGGTTCGCATCTAGCGAATCTCCGTTCGCCTTCTGTCGATCGCGAGAGTCGGTCCAGGGTCCAGGGCGCGGACGATCTCGATCGCGACCGTCATCCCCTCGACGTATCCGCGGAGGAACTCTGGGGCCTCCGAGAGTGTCTTCTCGCCGAGGCGTCGCGCCTCCGACAGGGCGAGGACGAGTTCGGTTCGCGGGTCCAGGACCCGACTATTCCTCGACGATGGTCTCGACATCTTCTCCTCCGTTCGCATACCAGGACAGGAAGGTTTCGAAGTCGAGGACGATAAGTGTCCGCCTCTTCACCCCTGGACCTGGGGCGTCGCCCAGGACGACGGCGCGGAGTTGGTCTCCGCGGACAGAGATCGACCGTAGCCATCCGTCGATTCTCTCTGGATAGGACTTTCCATTCTTCGCCTGGATCGCGATCCACGGGGCCTCGACGTCGGTCTTCGTCCCGAACATCCCCGTTCGTTTCGCCTCTCCACCGATACGGGCCGCGATCCATCTCTCGAAATCATTTCCGCGCCGTCGCGACGTGCGTCCCCGACGCGATCGGACGTTCTGTTCTTCGATATCGAGATCCTTAAACTTACCCATTCGACTTCCCCTCTCGATCCTTCTTCGCCCACCCGTCGCCTTTATAGACTACGGTCGGTACAGGGAAGAGTCTCTTCGTCGGTTGTCCGCATTCGAGACAGGTCGGAACGTTCGAGTCGTCGAACGGGCGAACGTAGACCTCGACGATCCCACACCCGAGACACTCGAAGTCGAACGTCGGGGACATTACTTCGCCCCGAAGAGGTGGGCCTTATGGACCCAGGTATAACCAGAGCGTCGTCCGCCTTCCTCTGGCCACCACACACTCCGAAGGCGCGAGGCCTCGGAACCCTTCGAGATCTCCTTCCCACAGGAAGAACAATCCCGAAGAGTCCATCGTGGTTCGCGGCGCGGACCGCCGCCTGTCTTCTTTACACCCGCCATTCGTAGATCCTACCCGACGATCCGATAGAGGGCGGGCGCGTGGTAGCCCGTCGTCGGTTCCTCGACGTAGACCAGTTCGACGAAGTGGAGGCGGGCGAAGACGTCCGCGATCTCCTTATTCTCCGACCAGTATTTAAGGAAGAACTCCCCATCGGCCAGGCGTTCCTCGGCGTTCGAGGATAGAGTCGCGTAGGGTTCGCCCGTGTCGGAGATCACCGCGCGGACCGCGGTGTTCCCGTTCGCGTAGCATCCACGCTCGACCCGAAGACGAACGTCCTCGGCGTCTCCCGCGACTCGATAACAGAACTCCCCGAGAGGAATCCACATCCCTTCGCCCGTCATCGCACACCTCCCGAGACTACGATCCCACGCGCGACGCCTGGGACCCTCTTAATCTTCCCCTCGTCGACCAGGTCGAAGAGGGCCTTCTGGACGGTCGAGTGTCCACACCCGAGGCCGCCCGCTAACTCGCGAACCGTCGGGGCGTACCCGAACCGTTCGACGAACTCCTGGATCGCATCCAGGACAGAACTCTTATCCACCTTCTCGATTACGTCTTCCATTCGCGCTCCTTCCGCCTTCGTACAGGCGTTCTCATTAGAACACAACCGCGACTCCCCGTAAACGAACGGGATCGGCGCGCCGCATCTTCGACACTTAGAGGAACTCATATCCGCGACTCATCCCACCAGGAGACGTCCAGGCCGTAGGCGCGGAGCGGGTTATCTTTCGCCATTACCATTTCTGGAACCCAGGTCCCACGGTGGAGGGCGAGGGCGATTAACGCATAGTTCGCGAGGTCGATTAGAGAGTCCTCGAAGATCTTCGACGTCTCCTCGTCCATCTTCTCTAAGAGAATCTCGCCTCCGACGTAGTCTCCTCGAAGTTGGGCGCGCGCCCGATCGATCTTATTCCTCGCCTGTTCGATCACCCCTGGAACTCCCGCCCCGAGGATGTTCTGTGGCCCATACTTTCTCTGTCGATCGCATAGGATCGAGAACGCCTCCTGGTAATGCGGAAAGAGGAGATATTCGAAGAACGGCGCGCCCGTTCCCCCTTCGTACAACATCGGGAGAACCTCGTTCGGTGTCCTCTCCTCGATCGTCTTCTTATCCTGGTTCATTTGTACCGCCTCTCTTATTAATAAGTCTCTTGTCTATTGTCTCTTGTCTCGTCCGTCCTTTCGCCGTCCTGGGGACGAAAAAAGGGACGGGATAAATCGTCCCAGGGACGTTTCTTAGTTCATTTCACACCTCCCGCGATGCCCGAGAAGGGGATTAACTCCTTCACCTTTAAGGTCCGCATCGGTCGAGTCGACGGCCGTCCGCCGCCCATAATCGTTCCCTTCGGTTCGTGGTTCGCACGTTCGAGGAAGTCGACGCGGGTCGTCCACCCGACGACGTATCCCTCCTGGTACGACCAGGCGTCCTCTTCCGACGCCTTCGGGAACAGGGAGACGAAGACGAAGAGGTCCGCCTTCTCGAAGACCAGGGCGGCCTCCGAGAACCCCGCAAAGAACTCCGAGTGGGGTCGATAGTGGGACGCCTTCGACTTCACCTCGACGGTCCCGACGGGCGTCTCGAAGTCCCAGGACTGGTACTCGCCTTCGACATAGATCCGACGGTCTCCGACGTAGTCCCACCCGAGACCGATCTCTGTCGCCGCTGTTGCGAACACCGCCTCCCCGAACGCCCCGACGATCGGGGCCTCGATCCCGAGGTCCGTCTTCGAGAAGTCCCGATCCTTCGGATAGAAGGTTCGGGCCAGGGCGCGGACCTCGTCGGTAATCGCGACCCTGTATCCGAACGCCTGGGCGATCACTTCGACACCCGACGAACGATATCCGCGACCGACTCCGCCCGACCGTTTCGAGGAGTCGGAGATCGAAGGACTCGCGTCTCGATCGCCTTCTCCGCCGCGATCTTCTCGCGATACCTGGCCGCACGTTCCGACTTCGTCGGGTCGATCTGGTACTTCTTCCAGTTCGCGACGTGGACTCCACCGTCGGGATCGACGGAGAGGAGACCCTTATCGACGAGTTCCTGGATCGCCTCTCCCACCGACGGACTTACGACCGCGCGTAGGTGGTCGATCGACTCGAACCCACCTGGTCGGTCCTGTTCCTTCGCGGCGAGAATCACCGCGACGAACGCCCACCGAACACCGTCCGAGGACAGGGTCGAGACCCTCGCGTCTCTCGGAGTTCCGACGTCTAACTTCGCCCAGGGCCTACCCTTCATCTTTCGCCTCCTTAATCCTCTTCTTACGGGCCAGGACGAGGACGGTCTTCTGGGCGACTTCGATCGCCCGCGACAGAGTCCCATCCGTGATCGAGATCCCTCCATCGTCATAGACCCACCCCGTCGAGGTAAGACTTACCGACCACGACCCACCGACCAGGATCACCCGAACCGCGACAGGACTCCCGACGAGTTCGGAATACGCCTGTCCCAGTTCGGAGAGATCCCTCTCGACGGCCATTAGCGGGCGTCCTTCTGGGCGGAAATCCAGGCGGGAGTCGGACGCTCATCACACCATCCCTTCTTCGCCTCTGGGTCGCGGGACCCACAGGACCAGAACTCCCAGGCCTTCCCGTTCGTCTCGCCCGACTTAAACTTCCACGGTCGGTTGTGCTTCCAACATACGGACATCCCCTTAGCCTGGTCCTGGGCGACGAACCCCATCGACTCGGCCGCGAATCGGATCGCGTCGTCCGCCCCGAGGTCCGTAGAGGGGTCCTGGGGCGTCGGAGCGGCGTCTTCTGGTCCACTCCCTACCGATACCGCCGCCGCCTGGAACGGGCGCGCCTGGGGCGTTTCGACCCTCTTCGCCCGTACCTCGTCCGCCGAGGCGACCTTCTTCGAGACGAGTCCCGCCATTACCAGGGCGCGTCCCACGGCCGAGGTCTCGGCGTTCTCCAACTCCGACCCTCGCGTGTAGGGCGTCGTCCCTGGGATCGAGAGGGCGGAGTGTCCGACTCCCGCGATCACCTCGGCGGCGTCGCGATAGACGGTCGCCTTTACGACGACCCTCTTATCGGTTAACTCCTGGACCTCGGTAAGGATGCGTCCCTCTGGATGCTTTACGAACCACTCCTGGATTCGATCCGAGACCTCGACATAGTTCGACAGGTCGTATCCGTTCGACATTATTCCTCCTCCTCATCGGCCATTAGGAGACCGACGCTACATCCATCGAACCCGACAGTCGGGTTCGGTTTACGCCATTCGCACGACCGACAGAGAGAGGTCGAGAACCCGACCTCCTCCGCCGTCTCGCGCGCGACGACGAACTTCGTCGTCTTTAAGAACTCCTCCGCGATCCGAAGGTGGTCCGCCGTTCCCTCTCCGACGAGGATCTGGAACCGCGGCGTCTTCGATCGGATATAGGTTAGATATCCCACGTCGGGAATATCTCCTCCCCATTTCTGGGCGTAGAGGAAGGCGTAGAAGGCCATCTCGGGAGACCGAAGATCCTTCTCCGACTTCGCCCGCGCCGAGGACTTTAAGTCCAGGACGAGGTCGCGTCCATTCGCCCGACCCTTCCCCGAGATGATGAAGTCGGGCGTCCCGATCACCGTCCCGAACTCTGGGTGTTCGACGCGGATCGACTCCCCGTCGATACCCTGGACGAGGCATCCGTGGAAGTTAATCCGAGGTTCCTCGATACCGCCGCCCAGGACGTCATCCGCGAACAGTCGAAGGGCGACCCAGAGGTCGTCCGAGAACTGTCCCCAGTCGATCGTCCCATCGTTCGGTCGATCCATCGCCGCGCGAACGCCCAGGGCGAGGGCCTCCTCGATCCTCCACGGTTCGTTCTCGCGGATCTTCTCGACGATCGAGAGGATCGCCTCGTCAAGGGCGGACCCGAAGGAGATCCGTTCGTTCGCGATGAGTGGGACGCGCCCACCATCCGAGGTTCGAACCTTCTCCGCGAACCATCCCTTCCGATTACAGAGGGCCGTCGAGGTAATAAGGGACTTCGAGATCCCGACCCTCTTCGGATCGATCGCCTTCGATACGCTCGGCATTAGATCACCCCCAGGACGACCAGGGCGAAGAGGAAGATCCCCATCGCGACGATCGTCCAGGCGGCGCGTTCCTGTCGCGCGGCCTTCTGTTGGAGTCGGTAATAGTCCCGACCTGTCTCTCCGTAGTTCTTCACTTCGAACCTCCATTCCCGACCTCTACGAACCACTCCGCCCCTGGTCGGTGTTGAGGGACGAAGTAAGAGTGGCAAGGGGCGCGAAGAACATCTCCCGCCCCGAACGTCCCTCGGAGGACGTCATATCGCGCCGCCCAGTCCTGGCCCCGAATCGGTTCGGGGAGTCGGACGACGACGTGGAATCGTTCCGCCTCTGGGCGGTGGGAGTGTGTCGAATACGCGACCCACTCTCGACCTTCCAGGCGCGGTCGGAGGTCCGCGTAGGCGGTCCCTCCGTCGACGTCGATAACGAAGGCGTTCACCGTATCGACGGCCGCGTTCTTCCGAGTCCCACCTGGGACCAGGGAGACGGGCGACCACATCGGCGCGCGCTCCTTATCGACGTTCTCGCGATGATCCGAGAGGACCTCGACGAGGTCCGCCCAGGATTCGATCGTCGCCTCTGGTCGCGTGTTGTAGAGGGACGGATATCGAACCGCGATCATCGCGCGACTCCTGTCCCCGCCGTGAAGACGAGGACCAGGACGACCCAGATAAAGACGGTCGCGGCGACCGCCTGGAACATTTCCTTAACCGTGAAGTCGAACACTATTCGCCTCCCTTCTTCTCTCGACGCGACGGGACGTAGCATTTCTCGCACACCGCGAGAAGGCCGCCGTTCGCGTTCTTCTTAACGATTAGATAACCGTGTCGAGGACTTACTGGACACAGGTTCCAGAAGTTCGACTTCGTCTCTTCCTTCTTCACTTGGACACCTCCGAGAACATAGGTACGAACGAAACGTCGCACGATGAACAGGACGGGAATCGAAGGGACTCGACGTCCTGGATGGACAGGACCGCGACAGAGAGATTCGAGTTCGAGACGTTCGCCTCGAAGATCTCTCGGACACAGTCGCCGCATACGATCGACCGCGGACCACCCGCGGAGATCGTGTGGGCGGTAAGTGTGGCCGCGATCACTTGGACACCTGGACCGTTAGGTCGGTCGGATAAAGAACGTCCGCCTTACCGACGTTCTTTCGCTGTGTCTTCTTGTCGACGTACACGACGCGAACAGCGACGCTGTGTGGAAGATGCGCGACGACGACGGCCGTTCCGTAGATCGTCTCGACTGTGGTTCCGATTTCCGCCTGGTTCATTTTCGCCTCCTAGTTTTTTCTCGGGGAACTTCCCCGTCTTCGACCATCTTAGAACAGGCGTACCCGAGGCGTCAACCCCCCAGATTTACGCACGAAATAGGGTCCCCAGGGGCGGGGAAATAGAAGGGCCGTACCCTGGGAGGAGGCGTCCCAGGGTACGGCGGAGGACTAGTTTAAGACCTAGTCTTCGAGGCGGATAAGGTATTCCGCGGAGAGTCCGTGTTCGGTCTGGAAGAGTAGCCATTGCGCGGGTTCGCCCGACGCCGCTAACCATTCCTGGGCGTAGGTATTCGACGACTCGATCGACCCAGAAGAGAAGACGGTTATCTTCCCGTCCGCGGCGACGAGTCGCGCGGGCGTGTGCCAATGTCCGTGGGCCGCGTAGTCCATACGCGCCGTCGAGATATTCCACCCGCCAATCTTTTTACTTAGCGAATAGAACGGGAATCCCATCGACGCCTTTAACTGGTCGCCGTGGAATAGGAACCACTTCTTTCCGAGGACGTCGACGACTTCGTTCCAATGTCTCTCGCCCGCCGTGAACGTCTCCTTCCAGGAGACCCTCTTCTCGTCGCGAACCATCATCGCCGCTGTGCGATACGCGATCGCGTCCGCGTTCGACTCTGGTCGGAACTCTCCGAATCGAGAGAGTCGTCCGTGGTTCCCGATCACTCCCGAGACGTGGACCTTCTCGAAGTTCGCCGCTAGTTTACGGACGAGGCCCGCCAACATTTCCGCCGTCGAGAAGATCTGGGAATAGATCGAGGCGTCGATTAAATGCGCCTGTCCTGGGAAGATATTCTCTCCCTCGACGAGATCTCCGAGGAGGAAGAGATGAACCTCGCGGACTGGATGATCCGTTCTCTGGATCGCGACCAGGCGTTCGACTTTCTCTCCGAGTTTCTTAACGCGCGCGGCCGCGATCTCTGTCGAATAGGTGGGCGTCTTCTTCCCGACTTGCCAATCCGCCGCGATAAGAATCGCGACCTCGGGCGTTCCCTTTCGACGATCGATCTTCGGCGCGGGAACGGGAGGGATTCGCATCCCCGCCGCCGCGTCTTTCGCCGCGCGATACACAGCGTCGACGTATTCGTCCTGGGACTTCTTCACCTTGTCGAGTTGTCGTAGGACCCGAACGTGGGCCTCTTTTAGTTCCGCGTAGTTCGACTCTTCGTTCGCGACTTCCAGGGCCTTATCGATCTTCGTCATTCGAAACGCCTCCCACATACACAGTCCGACCGACGGTGTCGATCGACTGTCTGTCGATGGATATCGATTCCATACGCGGCGGAGATCGCCCGAACTAGAACCGACGATGGAGTCCGAGGGTAGTCCTCGGCGTTGAGAAGTTTAATAAGAGAGACCCTCTCCTCTTCGTCCAGGGTCGCAAGGAGTTGTCCGACCGAACAGGGCGGACCACTTACCGCGCGACGGACCTCCGCGAGGGCGTCTTCGAGTTTCGACATATGGCCTCCATATAGACCTCCCAACGGGAGGGATGGGTGGAGATTACCTTATCGATAACGTGGACATCCAGGCGACGACTTGCGGTCTCTCCTGGGGTGTGGTACACTCGTACCAACGGGGAGAGGTTCCCCGAGGAAGGAGGTAGACGATGGTAGAGATGCCAGAGAGAATCGATCCGAAGACTCGGACCTGTACGGTTAAGAAGAAGAACCAGGAGTGTGGGATCGAGGCTTACGGATTCTGGATTCGCCCAGACAGGCGGACGGGATGGCCCGTGGCCCTATGCTCTGGACACGCCTGGGAACTGGGAGTCCTAAGAAGTCCACAGAGTCCACTCTACAAATAAGGAAGAACGGAATCGGAGGGAAGAGGTAGGCGACTACCCTTCGCCTCCGATTCGTTTTACTTCGCGCGTGTACCCAGGGCGGCGAGTTTCTCCGCGGCGCGGACCGCCTTCGCCTTACCGACTCCGAACTTCGGGTCGTCGGGATTAAGGGCGCGGACGATCACTTGGAGAGTCGCGGCGATCGCGCCCGAACCTACGACTCGGAAATCCTCGGCCGTCATATCGAGAATCGGCGCGCCTGTTGCGAGCATTACCGCGATCCCTGTCGAGAGACCCACTCGGGCCGCCTCTAACAGGGCCTCGTCGATACCTGTATTCGCGAAGATCCACTTAATCTTGTCGATCATTTTCTTTCCCCTTGTCTCTTCTAGTCCTCGGGCGAGGATCTTCCCCGCCTCGTCCGCCTTCGATCCCCAGTCGACCCGACCCAGGGCGTCGATCTCTTCCTTAAACTTCGACTCGTCCTTCGCCTTCTTCGGCGCGACTACCTCGACCGCCTTAACAGGCGCGACGGGTTTCGTATCCAGGACCTCGACGATAGACGCGCGCGGCGTCGCGACAGGAGTCGGAACCTGGACGGGCGTCGGTGGAACTGGGGCGACGTTTCGACCTGGCCATTCGACGATGATCGTATGTTTAAAGTCGGGCGTCTTCGTCTTACCCGAGACCCTCTTCGAGTCCGCGATCTTCCGAAGGTTCGCCTCGGAGATCTTCACACCGAACGCCTCCGCCCCCTTACCCGAGCGGGTGGGACAGGCCCAGTACCAGGTCCCCTCCTCGACGTCGAATCCCGAGGCCGTCATATGGCCGTAAGTTCGTCGAGGTTGTTTCTGTTTAACCCACCACCACTTCTTCCATTTTTCGTGCCAGGCGGAGACCTCCTGTCCCTCTGGGTATCCCGCGGGTTGTTCGACCCACACGCCCACGCCCGCGCCATTTTTGGCGGAGGCGACGACGTCCTCCCACGACTTCGCCCATCGCGCCTTCGCCCCGAATCCTCGGGCGACCTGGATTAGTTGGGCGAGGGAGGAACCGTTATCGGACTTCCCGTCGATGTCCTTCTGGCCTGTAATCTTCTTCTTCATTTCGATTCCGTCGCCCGCCGTCGGGTCGATCTGGTACGCGGACGCCCAGGCGACGAGCATCGCTACGGATGAGGGACCGCAATCGTCGAGGATGCCGCCTTTCTCGATGTGGTCGAGTTGCGATTTAACGCGGAACTTCACAGCGCGGAACTCCTAGACTCGTCCCTCTTCGGCGCGAACTTCTTTTCGTAATGCGACGCGACCGCGCCGCGAACCGTGTCGAAGAGATGCCAGAGAAGAACCGTCGCGCCGATCGTCGAGAGACCCGCGACGATGCCTGTCGGAATCGATACCAGGTAGGCGAAGACCGCCGCGACGAGGGCCGCGACTGTGTAGACGATTACGGTCTCTCTGTTCACCTGTTCCCCCTTTTAGTTCTCGCCGCCTCCGAGTCGGATCGGCATCGTTAACGCCCAGACAATCGACAACGCGAGGAGGGCGGCCCCGATTGTATCGCGCGACTCCCCCTCGGGGGTTAGCATCCACGCGACCAGGAGGCCAAAGATCACCCAGGAACCCGAGACGATCTCGGAGATATAGGGACGGAGACGGTTAAGGAAGGTCTTCACTATGGACCCTTTCGACTTCTAGGTCCCGATCCCTGGACACTCGCCGCGGCGATCGCCCCTCCGACCTGGGAAATAATAACCGACGCGACGACAGGCGCGGCCATCTCCTCCCGCTCCTCGGGTGTTAGATCTGTTCCGAGTCGGGCGACCTTCGCCGCGGCCTCTCCGACGGCGGCGACCGCCGCGTCGACCGCCTCTCCAACGGCGGCGACTACCTCGTCGGGAGACGGGAGTTCGATCGCGGGAGGAGGTTCGGTGGGCGTCGGTGGAGGTTCGGTTGGACTCGGAGGTGGTTCTGTCGGGGTGGGCGGAGGTTCGGTCGGGGATGGTGGAGGAGGTGGAGTTGGGGCGGGAGTGGCCGTAGGCGTGGGAGAAGGCGTAGGCGAGGGCGTTTCTGGGACCTGTGTAGGACTCGGGGATGGGGTCGGGGACGCCTCTACGGGCGGCGTTGGTGTCTCTACGGGGACGCTAGGAGACGGGGTCGGGGTGGGTTCTGGGGTCGGTTCGGGTGTTGGAGAGGGTTCCTCTGTCGGGGTTGGAGTCGGTTCCTGGGTGGGTTCGATCGACGGTTCGACGGAGGGTTCTACGGACGGAGACGGAGAGACGGTCGAGACCGCGTCGACAGAGGTCGCGAGGTAGTAGCCGAAGGAAGGGTTCCAGGCCGCGTCGGGATTCCCGCAACACCGACCCGCGCGGATTCGATATCGACCCGCGGGAAGTTCGATCGAGATATGGGACGCGAGAGTCCATCCGTATTCGCCCAGGGAATCATCGTTCGCGGCGAGGAGATCGCCCGCCTCGGAATAGATCCAGAGGTGGGAGTCGACGAGTCCAGGACAGGAGGCGACGGGTTCGGGATAACAGAGAACGGTCCGCGCATCGAGGACCGCGGCCTCTGGTAGTTCGACCCAGAAGTCGGTCGGAGACTCGACGTAGTTCCACATCCCGCCGCGGGCGGACGGGACGAAGGACAGAAGAAGGAAGGCGGAGAGGACGACAGAGAGTCGCCGCATTACTGGCCGAGGATGTTAAGAATCGCCGCCAGAACACCCGCGCCCAGGATGAATCCGATTACGGCCACGCCTCCCATAATGCGATCCAGGTCTCGACGAATCTCGTCGATCTTCTCCGAGTGTGAATCGAGACGGTCGATAATCTTCTGGACGCTCGTCGGGGACATTACTCGATCTCCTCTTCGTTAGGATGTGGGTTAGGAATAAGTTCCATCGTACACACTCCACACACCCACCACGGGAGACATCCGTGTTCGTCTAGTCGCGACGAGAGATAGACCTCGACGCCGAAGTTTAGACAGTCCTCCGTCTCGCATTGTCCGACGATGCTAATAAACTCGGAAGGCATTTCTTAACTCCTTACGTTTTAATAATGTAGTTAACGCGCATTCGGTAAGGATCGGGTCCAACGTTAGAAGAGGTCGTTGCGGGAACGTCGATCGAATGCGAGTGTCCTGTCGCCGCCGCGAACGCCGTTCCCGTTCTCGTGATGAGGGTCTGATCTGTGCTATTAGTTGCCGAGTTAAAGGCGGCGGGGTTCGTAGAGTGTGTGTGGTTCCACGTTGCGTCTAAGTAGGAGTCCTCGGATCCCGCCGCGAACGCGGTTCCAGGAGTCGACGTCGATCCGACGAGGAAATAACCTACGTTTAGATTTGGAACGTTAAAGTTCGCGCCCGACCCACCGAATCGATATCCGAGGACCCCGAAGAGGGCGGGATAGGTGGCCGTCGACAGAGACGCGCCATTCGCGAGAACCCATCCCGAAGGGACGGCCGAGGTCCCGCCGAGGTACGCCTCGACCACCCCAGGAGGAACGCCCAGGATCGTCGTCCCTCCGACGGTAAGAGATCCCGAAACTTCGAGAGAGTCGTCGGTCTTTAAGGTGTTGGTCGCCGATCGATAGAGGTTCCCATCCGCCCCGATATTCACCGACCCACCCGAGAAGTTAACCGTCGTCCCGAAGGTCGCGGTCCCGACGATGTTCGCTGTCCCCGAGACAGATAGGTTCGTGAAGGAGATCCCACCCGCGGATAGGTTCCCCGTGATGGTGGCCGATCCGCCCACCGTTAGATCGGACGCGACGATAAGAGAGTCGTCCGTCTTCCATACGTCCGCGGTGTTGCGGTAGAGGTTCACATCTCCCGCGGATTCCGTAGAGGAGAGAATGATCGTCGGGGAGAGTCCCATTCCCGACATCGTCAACGTGGCGGAAGGATCGGGCGACGTTGGCGCGGTTGGATTTTGCGCGATGGAAAGGTTAACCATACTCGATGTCCCGCCGAAGGTGTCGTTCCGCGCGACGAGGCGAACGTTCCCCAATCCGTCAAGGAAACGAGAACCCGACACGATCGCAAGGTCGCCCCCAGAGTGGGAGATCGACGCGGCGGGTTGTAGACTTGCGACGTTGTCGGAGATCGGGATAAAGGAGAACCCGCGACGAACCATCGCCTCTCGAACGTAGACGATCGGTGTTCCTGTGGTCGATACTGTTCCGACCGTCGTCGTCGTGATCGTCAACTTCCCGAAGGCCGCCTCGGATGGGGCGATAACCGTCGACGTCGAAACGGACTTCTCCGCGGGCGAGATCGTAATCATCGCGAGATCGGAATAGGTCGCGGTCCCGTAGGCCGTACCGCCAACAGGCGCGAAGTCTACGTCCGCGAACTCCATCGTTAAGACGACATTAATATTCGCCGTCCCAAGAACTCCGATATTTACGTCGAGATAAACGATCGGATCGAGGGCGAGAACTTCGGCGGAGTTTCCCGTAATCGGGAAATAGGTCGACATAGACCAGGAGAGGCCAGAGGGAGTCGACGTGGGAATCGTGATTCCGATCGTGAACCCAGAAGGGTTCGTCGCCTCTGGGACCGACTTCGCGGTAATCGTTCCACCCGAAGAATCCGAGACCGACCAATAGGCGATCGGGTTCGTCTCCTCGTCGATGATCTCGTCGGGGAGTGGAGGTTGCGAATCGAACGCCCCGTTCGCGATCGCTGTCTGGATTTCTCGGGTCGCGATTGCGCCGAAGACGACGGCCTGGGAGGAGTCCGAGTTGGTCGAAAGAAGAGGATCTCCCGACGCGGACTGGATCGCGCCCGTCGTATTTTGGAGAGAGAGTTTATCCGTTCCGTAATCTGGCATCTCTTAACTCTCCCCGAGAATAATCTCTCGGAGTCCTTTCTTTCGGAAATCGAGTTGGAGATCAATCTTCGCGATCGATGATCCAGTCTCGAATCCCATTCTTAACGATTCGATTCGGAAGATCGAACCGTCGGGGATATCCAGGGCGGGCGCGGAGATGCGGATATATTGCCCCGCGGAGATCTTTTTCGTGAGCGTGTAGGGAGAACCTCCCGTGTATCCCTGGACGAATCCATAGGACAGGTCGGGCGTAGCCGTAGAAGATGCCGCCCCCGTAATCGAGACGGAGATCGACCTCTTCGGTTTACCTCTTAGGGCGAACGTGGACCCTGTGAACCTGTCGATAAAGTTCGCGCGGTTCGAGTTGTCGAGTCCACGGAAGGAACCCAGGTCGAAGAGGGCCTCGGAACGCGGTCCCGCGGGTCGGGCGAAGGCGGTCCCTGGTCCTTTCGGGAAGGCCGATCCCGCTGTTCGAACGTAAGGGTCCGAGGTGTTTCCAGCGGAGGCGGTTCCTCGATCGAGGAGGGAGTCGTAAGATTGCGTCCGTGAAACGATACGGTCGACCTGGGAAGAGTGGTCGATATTAACCTGGATCGAGTTCGCGTAGACCTTCGTCGCGGCCGAGGAAGATCCGACGACTGGTAGTCCCGACGTAATGATCTCGATCGGCGCGGTCGGAGCGGCGGGCGCGATTCCGACTCGGCCATAGTTAAGACGTGCGTTCTCGTCGACCCAGAACCGACGAACCGTTCCATCGATCCCCTCGGCGAGACTGGTAATCGTGTCCAGGACGCTCGAAAGAGTTCCGACTTCGATTAACTGTTTCCCGATTACGGTCGCCGTTCCAGCGTAGATCGGAGAGAGGGCGGCGTTAAAGATCTTCTTCGTCTCGGCGTCCTGGGTATAAGACCCAGAGGCCTTCGCATTTACATAGCCGAGGATCTCCGTAATGATCGCCTGGTCGGTAGAACCCGCCGTGTAGAAGTTCCCGACCGCCTGTCTAGTACTTCCGATCTTTCCCTTTCGGACGACGACTTTCTCTAACCAGGCCGAAGGGTCCTGGGCGTTTACCGACGCGATCGAACCCTGTCCCGATCCCGTAAGGGAGGCGTCGATCGACGTAATGTAGCCGAGGAAGATCGGCGTTCCAGAGGCGAAGGAGGAGAATCGCGTATCGAAGAATCGGACGCGACAATGGTCGGGGAACGTATTCATCGAGAACCACGGGGTTCCGCTCCCCGTGTTCGGTTGGATCACCTCGAAGGAAATCGATGCGCCCCCACCGTTCGCCGCCTGGGAAATAGAGAGAGACTCGGGGAGGACGTAGGGCGTCGTCGGAGACGTGTAGGCGGGAAGGGCGAGGAGGTTCGCCCCCGAGTTAATCCCATCGACGCGGAGTTCCCAGGGAAACGACATCGCCTACGGCCTCCGTCCGCCTGGACCCGCGTTTTGGAAGGACCACTCGACGACGGCGGTTCCGATCGCGTCGCCGTCGATGTTTACCTGGACCTCCTGGTTAATGTTAGTCGTCCCGCCTGTTGGAATGATCGGCGGAACCGTACCCGACCAGTCGGGCATAAGTCCATTATTTAGGAAGTCCGCCTTAAACTTCGCATCGGCCGCCTCCGTTTCGGCGAGGATCTCCTGGGCGCGACCTACCGCGAGGGAGAGGATCGTAATAGGGAGGGCGAGTTTAAGGAGGTTATTTAGAAGTCCTCCACCGCCGCCTGTGGCGACGACAGGAGGCGCGCCCGTTCCTCCACCTGGAATCGGAGTGGGGATGGTCGCGGCCGCCGTCATCCGCGCCTTAAACGCCGCGATAATGGCGAGGGCGGCCTGGGATGCGAGACCCTGGGCAAGACCCGCGAGGACGGCGGAGGAGACCGACCCGAGAATAAGGGATTCGAACGGGCCGAACCCTACGTCCGCGAATCCTTTCGTTAACGCGCCCGCGAGCGCGCCTTTTAGACCGCCGATCTTAAACCCGATCGCGGCGATACCGACCGTGATTAATCCCTCGGGACCCAGCGCCTTAACCGCGCTGTCGGAGAACTTCGTCGCCTCGGAGAAGAATCCCTTTACCGTCTCGATAAGAGGCGGAAGTTCCCTCTTCGCTGTTGCGACCCACTTCGGAATGTTTTTAACGAGTTTATCCGCGATCGTGTTCGCGAACTTTTCCATTTTTGGAGTTTCTTTATTTACGCCTTTAAATAGATCGTCGAAGACTGGTGTTAACGCCTTAAATACTTTTAAGATCGCGGGGAGGAATGATTTTCCGATGTCCTTCGTTAGGTTCGCGAAGTTCGCGCGGAGGGCCTTAATCTGGTTCGGGAAAGATCCGCCGAACGTATTCGCGAAGTCTCCCATCGACCCAGTTCTACGCGCCGAGTCCAGGATTTCCGCCTGGGCCGCGAGGACCTTATTCTGGGGCGTTAATGCTTCCTTCGTTGTCTTAATAAGTCCCATCGCGAACGCACGCTGTCTCAACGTCGCATCGTCAAGCAACACGCCGAACCTTCTAATCGGTTCGGTCTCGCCGCGTAGGGCCGCGCCGATAGCGGTAATCGCCTCCTCGTTCGATGCGTTATAGAACGAACCGAAGTCCGCGGCGAGGCTCGTTAGTTGGGTAGAGAATCCCGCGAGGCTATCCCCAGACAATCCCGCGGACTTACCGAAGATCGCGAACGTCGATGCGGCGTTAAGGGCCTCCGTCTCCGAGAGGCCGAGGGTAGTCGCCGCCGTTTTAGCGAACGCCTCGACCGCGCCCGAGGCATCTCCTAAGACGACGCGCGTCTTACTTAGGGTCTCGTTAAAGTCGGACGCCTGTTTAATCGCGTATCCCAGGGCGGCGGCGGTACTCGCTGTAATGGCCGCCATACCAATAGCGACACCCCTCGCGACGTTTTGCGCGGTCGCGCCGAGACCTTTAAGGTTCCGACCGATCGCGTTAATCGACTTCGAGGCGGCGTCTTTCGCGAGGAATGCGAATGTAATCTGTGCCGAGGAACCCGCCATCTCTCCCCTACCTTATCTTCGGAACTTTAATACCACCCTTCGCGGGGATGCCCGCCTGGATGATAGAGGAGAGGGAATCGTTCCAGATTCGAATCGCCGTGTTTAGGTTCCGATTCACCGTTTCGAAGACGAACCCGCGCCCAGGGATAGCGTTAACCCTCTGGAACCTTCTCCCGATTGTGAGGACTCCCCCGCTAGTAAAGAACATCGCCGAAGCCTTTCGAGGGAGGATGGTATAGGGAACCCGCGAGACGCCCGCCGTAATGATCCATCGATAATACGCGCCCCTCTTATCGGCGCGAGTCTTACCTGGACGGATTCCCACATACGCCCCTGGTCCGTTCTTCATAACTTTTTGGGCGTAGACGGCGCGACGAAGACGGCCCGTTTTAACAGGGGCGGCCGCGCGCACAGGCCCGACCATCGCGCGAGCGGTCGCGAGAGATGCGGCGTTAAGGGCCTTGTTAATCCTCTTCTGATCGAACCCAGTCTGTAAGGACAGGGCCAGGGCGTCGATCTGGTTAATAGACTTCGGATCGATTACGAAGTCCGAACGTTGGGCCATTTACTTTCTCCGTTCCTTCGGGGCGAGATCCGACATTAACATCCAGGCGCGCATTACCGCGCCCGCGTCCGCGTCTTCCACCTCCCACGGTGGAATCCCGAACTCTTTCCCGATTAGATGGAAGAGGAGGAGTGGATGCGGCGAGACCGATCGACCCAACGCGAGCCGCTGTGCGTCGAGCCTTACCGCGGGGGGAGCGCGGCGACCGCTTCTCCCCATTTACCGATCGCCAACCCGAGGGCCTCCATAGGCGCGTCGAGAATATCTTCGACCTTATTCCCGTCTCCGTCCTGGAAGTCGTGCGAGACGACCAGTTTTCCGAGGGCGACCATTTGGCGTTCGACGTTCCCCGAAGACAGTTCGATAAAAACGCGGGCGGAAATACCGTCCGCCTTCATCGTCGCTGTCCATCCCTCGAACTCGCCGTCGAGAACCACTTCCACCGTTCGCGCGCTACCCATTACGGGCCTCCTTTACTTCTAGTCGCGCCTCCCCTAGAACTTAGGCGAGGGTCGCGAGGCTGTTCCCGATAACTACCTGGATCGTCTTCCCCGACGTTGGGTCGTAGGCGAGCGTCCCTGTAATGGCCATCGTGGTTAGACCGTCTTCGTTCCCCGAGATCGGTTGGACTTCGGAGACGATGATCGACATATAGATCGTCGCGCTATACGTTCCATCGGTCCACGATAGGCGGACGTATTGCTGTTGTCCGAGTTTCGTAAACCAGGCATCGTTCGCGGCCTTATTACTCTGGACCGTGAACGAGATCTCTCCACCGAACGCGGCGGACTCGGCGTGTGTCGAGAAGACGGTCGTCCCCGCGAGGTACGCCTGGCGTTGGATTCCCGTCGTAATCGAGAGATCGAAATCGAGGGCGTAGTTATACGACGTCCAGGTGTAGCCAGAGAAGACCGTTCCCGCCGCGACGCCTGTCGCGACGTTCCACAGTCGACCCGAGAGGAACTTCGAGGTCGGAACGGCGGTCGCGGCCGCGGGGACCGCGGTTGACGCGGCGACGTTCTGGGCGAAGAGGGACGCGCTAAGAGACGTCATCCCCGCACGATCGGCCGTAATGCCGATGGTGGTTGGAAGACAGTAGTTTAGGAGGTAGGCATTGCCGCCCGCGGCGGTTCCACCCTGGGCATCCATCGAGATAAACGAATAAGAGGTCGGGTTATTCTGGGCCGTTCCCATCGCCCAGTCGTACGTGTAGACATACGGCGCGGCGGTCCCGACGGCGGTCCCTGGGTTCGTCGCCATTGATAGCCAGAGAGAGAGTTCGTCGATCGAGACGGCGGGAACGGAGACGGAGATCTCGGGTTCGACGGACATTAGAGTCGACGCGCCCGCGATGATCGGAGTTCGAAGAGAGACCGATCGCGACTCGCCGAGATCCCAGGTCTGGCCCAGGGTAATAAGACCCGTCGGTTCGACGAGGAACTTACGCCCACCCGAGGCGAACGAAGGAGAGGTTCCCGCGGTTCCCTCGGCCTTACCGACCAGGGACGAGAACAGAATATTTCCCGAGTTCGCGACGGCCATTAGTTAATCTCCTTCTATTAGGCGGAAGGCGAGATAGCCTCGACTCCGACGACTTCGATATTACCTGTGATCGTAAGCATAGGGGCGTCCCCGTAGTCCGTGGTATCCGTGGAGGTCCCGACGATCGAGGCCTGTCCGACTCCCGCGGTGTTCTCCAATAGTACGCCATCGATAAGGGAATCCCTCATCCACGTCCGCCACTTCGAGATCCGTTCGTAGGATCGAGCGAACTCGACCAGAGGAAGGTGGAGGACGGCGGTAATGGTTAGCGTGGTCGTCCGATTAGACGCCCCGTAGGAGACGGTATCCGAACCCTGGTAGAGGACCAGGGCGGGCGTCGCGCCCAGGGACTCGGGAGGGAACGGCGCGACCAGGCGGAGCGTCTCTCCCGTTGGAGGTGTCGAGTTGCGGAAGTGGGTCGCGAGGGCCGTTAGGACCGCGTAATCTTCCACGACTTATCCGACCATTCCCGCGACGCGATACGGTCGACACATTAGTTCGACGTCGGGATCGAGGCGCGAGAGGAGACGGACGATCCCTCCATCTGGCGAACCCGCCACTCCGAAGGGGACCGCCCTACGGGAGTGGGTCCTAACACTTTGGAGGAGGGCGGCCTGTTGGATCGCGGGTGGGACAGAACTCCATCCTCTCTGGCCGATCGCCTTAACCCCTTCGGTAATACCGACAGGGAGAGAATAGGACGTGTTATAGGTCGTGATAATGATCCCCGTAAACGGCCACCCAGGGAACGCCTTATTCGTTTCGAGGCGGTAATCCTTAACGGGATCGAGGACAACGTTCGGAGTTCCCGAGTTCTCGTCGTCGATTGTGATCGAGGTAATCGAAGACCAGTCCCCAGGGAGCGGCGTATAGAGATAATCCTCCGCGGTAAATAGAACCGTCCCCGCGGTCGAATAGAAGAACCGTCCACAGTAATCGTCGATCGTTCGAGAGACGGCGGTAATCGCCGCCTCGATCTCGGCCGTGTCGGGCGTAAGTGTCGCCGTCCCCAGGCCGAGGGCGTTCTGTACCGCTAGGGCCGTCGTGTATCCGTTAACCACCGCCACAGAGGAACTCCTTCTTTATATCGCCCGAGTGGGCGCGCCCATCTTACCGCGTCGGTTCCCCATTACCTCGCCGCCCTACGCGCGGCGCGGTTAGGACCCTGGGCGACAGGCGTCTTCCGAAGTTCGTCCTTCATCCGATCCAGGATCGGGACCCAATGATTCGCGAAGACCTTCCGCGTTTCGTAGGGCGCGGCGTGGGCGACGGCGGCGGCGGACCGCGCCTTCGCCTTCTCTGTTCCCTTCTCGGCGTAGGACTCTTCGAGGGCGGCGACGATCGCTTCGATATTCGGGACCTTCCAGAACGAACCCTGGAACTCGTCCCATTCCAACTGTCCATCGATCGCCCAACCTGGGCCGATTAGTTCTTCCTGGGCCGTCCATCGTGTCCCGATTCCTGGGACACCGACCGCGTTCGATTCCAGGAGTGGTAGTCCGAACCCCTCCCCGCGAGACGTGAGTAAGGAGACGTCCGCCGCGCGGGTTAGATCCGCGACGACTTTATGGTCGATCCCCATTCGGTATTCGTACTGGGGAACGATGCGAACGCGGTCGAGTGGAATCCGCATCGCGGAGAGAAGTCGGTCGATACGGACTCCGTTCGCGATCCCCGATCCTTCGGTGTGGAGATACCAGAAGACGTCGGGATGCCGAGACATAAAGACCGACATAGCGGCCGCCATCTCTGGGAAACACTTTCGAATCGGGGTGTTCCCCTTATTCGCCGCGTTCGTGATCACCATATAGGCGTCCTCTGGGATCGACATCTTCGCGCGCATCGACGACGGTCCAGGGTGGAACGTCTCTGGGTTAAATGAGTGGGGCGCGTAGAAGACGCGGTCGCGCGAGAGGCCCGCATCGAGGAGAGACTTCTCTCCCGACTTCGACATCGCGACCGACCACTTCCGACCAGGTCGATTAAAGAAGGCGACCACCTCGTCGGGTGGGAGTGGACCGTGGTCGACAGGAGTCCAGGAGAGAAGAGGGATCTCGTCCCATTGTGGAGATTTGTAGACCCACACGTCGAAGAGGGTTATCCCTATCCCGCCGCCGAAATTTTTTTCATCCTTACCAATAAAGTTCGCGATCTGGGCGGGAGTTAGATCGTTCGAATAACCATCGATCCCCTGGGGAAGAACGGGGATATCGTTCCATCCGAGCGTCGATCCCGCGAGGCCATAGTTCGCGAGGATCGCGACTTCGTGGCCCGCCTCTTTAAGAAGTGGGACGACCTCGGCGGTCTGTGATCCGTAGCCTGTCCCCGCCCAGGGCGCGTTCGACGTCCAGGCGATTTTTAGAACGTCTGTTCTCTTTTCCATTGTGCCTCTCCCTCCTTCGTTCCTGGATTAAACGAAGGACCCCAGGGCGAACCCTGGGGTCCTTCGACGAGATACTACCTCACAGGGTAGATCCCCACCTAGTCTTAGGTGTTGGCCGATACCAGCACGCGGCCCGCGTTCGTGTCGGGAAGGTTCCCGTCGACGTGGTACATCGTGCGAATACCGATCGAGTTAAGTTCGAAGTAGCGGTCCGCGGACTGTGCCACTTCGACCCCGCCCGCCTCGCGGACGTAGTACGAAGGCTCGTGGATGATCGCGACGGACTTCGACGCGCTACCCACGGCGGCCATATAAACGTTCTCCTTTACGCGATACCCGAGAAGAGTCTCGGGAGCGCCCGCCGCGAGGGACGGTTGGAGGAGGAACTGGCCCGTCGTGTCCTGGATCTTGCGCAACTTCGACATAGCCGAAGTCGCGACGTGCCACACCGTATTCGGGTTGCGGTACGAAGGAGCCAGAGCGTACAGGGCCGATGCGAGGTCGGTCGCATCGAAGAACGTAGCGGCGATCGCGGCGGTTCCACCCTTAACGGCGGTCGTCGTCTTCGACGCATTAACGAGCGCGGATACGAATCCGAGTGGCTCGACGGTTCCCGTGCCGATCGTCATCGCGGAACCCGCGAGGGCGGAGATCTGTCTACCAGCGCTTCGACCCACGTATTCCACCAAATTAAATCCAGCACTATCGACCAATTCCCGTGATGCGAGCGTCAACGTCGCGGCGTTAAACGCGCCGAGAGTAATGGACGAGAACACAGGATCGGCGGCCTGGATGGTCCCACCCTGGCCCACGAAACTTGCGGCGGGCGCCGTGCCCGCTACTACTGGGACCGTAATGTTTCGGATGTCCGAAGTTCGAACCTTCGTCGCGCCGTCATAGATCGGATTCCCCTCAACGAGGGCCTCGACTACGAAGTCCGCGAACGAGACAGGCGTCGTCGCCGTGGCCGTGGCCAGGGCGCGCGTGTCGAACTTAGCCGAACGAATCTCGCCCGTAAGAACAGCGCGGAGGAGGTCCGCGTCGTTGTCTACGGTCTTACCCGTTGCGACTTCGATCGCGCCCGCGAGGTCCGCGATCTTATTCGCGCGATCTTCCGACTTCTTAATGTCGTCGATCTTCGCGATCTTCGAATCCATCGCGCCGTTAAGGGCCGCATAACGGGCCTCTTCCTCGGCGGTTAGGTCTCGATTCTCCGCGGCGGCCTGGGCGACGAGAGACTTAGCGGCCTCAAAGTCGCGACGATAGCCGTCGTGAAGAGTGTTAAGAAGAGTCGTACTCATCTTGTCCACCTTCTCCCCATAGTGGGGAACTACATTTCGCCCCAGAATAGGGACGATGATTCCCGACGGTGGTTCGCCACCGCGACGATCCGAAGACCTGTCGCGCGCGCCCTGTCGATCTGGGACGTTTACTTTACCGCGTGGCGGCGGAGTTCCAGTTCCTTCTCGCGAAGGGTTCGTGGTACGCGACGAGGAGCGGCGTCCTGGACGACTGGGGCGGCCTCTTCCTCGACCGCGACTGGGGCCTCTTCGACCTGGGCGGGAGTCTCCTCGACAGGCGCGGAGATCTCTTCCTTCGTCCCGCCGAAGACGGTCGGGACACCCTCGACGTCGCGCGAAGATGCGGCGATCGCGGAGGCCAAGATGGAGGCGTGGTCCTCCGTCGCCTCACCCGCGAGAAGGGCGGCGACCGCGTCGCGAAGATCGGACGAATCGACGCCCGCCTTCTGTGCGAGACCACGGACAGAGACGAGAGAAATAGTTCCAGGGTAGTACGGCGCGAGACCAGTTAGGGCCGAGACCTCGACCAACTTAACGTCGCGGAGTTCTCGAACTCCGTCATCGTTAACGCGGTTCGCGTTCGTATTCCAGAAACCGAACGACATCCCCAAACTATTTCCCATCGTTTTTACGATGGCCGCGAGGTCGCGATGGAAGGAGATCTCGGGGTTTAGTTTGATCTTCGCGAGAAGACCTTTACCGTCGGACTTTAACGATAGGGTTCCCGACTTCGTAGTTCCGAGAAGGAGTTTCGGATCGTGGTCCTGGTAGGCGCGAACGTCCCACTCGCCGCGTTCGACGGCGGCGATGGATCGGTTAAACGCTGTGTCCTTAACGATCTCTGGCGTCGTACCTTCGGCGGACGGAGAGTCGTAGAGGGCGGCGTATCCCTCGAACTCCATCCCCGTATCGTCTACGGCGCGGAGTTCCATTCGTGCGGTTCGAAACTCGATTCCCATCTCTACCTCTACGCTACGGACCGCCTTATCTTCGACGGCCTCTTCGATAATACGCGACGCCCAGGCGCGACCACTATCTCCTCCCCACAGACCCCAGGCGATTCGACCCGCGCTAGGGTAGCCGTCCTCGCCTCGATTAAATCCTTCCGCCTCCTTGTCGACTTCGTGTCGGGCGAAATAGGAAGACATTCGACGGACCGTGTTAAACGGAAGGCGACGGCCCGCGGCGATATCCCGCGCCCGCGCGACCCCGACCAGGGTTCCGCCTCGACCAAATACCCGACGCCATTCGAGGGCCTGTTCGGCCTCCGCCTTCATCTCCTCTGTCGGTTCGTATCCCTCGGGATCGATCGCGCGGAGTTCTTCGTCCTCGTCTTCCTCTGGGTGGTCCTCGATATATTCGTCGGGCGTGTAGACCTCCAACCCGAGATCGGCGTATCCGCGACGAACCTCTGGATCGTTGTCGATCGCCTCTTCGACATCCATCCCCTCCTGGATTAACCGTTCCGCTTTGTAGAGTTTAAAGGCGACGGACGCATTCGGACCCTCTGGGAAATCGGAGAGGTGGATCTCCTCGACACCCGCGAGGCCGTGTTCCTGTATCCAGGCGCGCGTCTCTTCGAGGCGGTCGACGCTACGCCCAGAGACGATAACGATCTGTCGATCGCCCGACATAACCTCGGCGTTAAGGGCGTCGATGAGTGGGACGTTCGGGCGGTCGCCCGAAAGGACCAGGGTATCGTCGAGGTCGACGATGATCTCCGACATTAGATATTCACCTGGTAATCGTAGACTTCGAGGACCGCGCCCGAGGCGTCCGCGATGGCGTAGAGGATATCGCCGTTCGTAATGTTAAAGGTTAGGGCGACGGTCTTCTTCGGAAGATTAAATCCGTCGACGGTATCGACGGCCGCGCCACCGATAAAGATCTCGGCGTTCGAGTTATTAAAGACCGTGATCTCGTGAACGATATTCGGGAGCGCGGTCCCAATGGCGACAGGAGTCGCCGTTCCGACCGCATAATGGCGCGTCGCGAATCGTGGCATCTCTTACAGTTTCGCGATCTTCTTCGCCTCGGCGGGGTCCATCCCCGCGCCCACCAGGGCGGCGTAGATATCGGCCTTCTGTCGCGCGGAGGCGAGAACAGAGTCCGCCTGGTTAAGAGGTTGTCGATAGGCGGACGCGGCGGGATCGTCGATTGGTGGGAGGTCCTCCATACGGCGCGCGTCGGAAATCGACTCCCAGCCTTCCTGGATTGCGATTCGGTGGGCGTTGTACCTGTCCAGAAGATTCCCTCGAACGAGGGCGTCCATCGACAACTTAACGAACCCATTCGGAAGAGGGACGAGAGTAGACAGTCCGCGTTCGATCTTCTCGACGAGAGGGCGGAGGGTATAGGCGACGAACATATGGTTTAACTCCGAGACCGACGCGAAGGACATCGACCCTGGGGTCGTCATCGCGAGGAGGGCGGGTGGGACGCGGAAGATACGCGCGACCTCGGCCACTCCGAACTCTCGCGAGGCGAGGAGTTGGGCGTCTTCTGGTCGGAAGGAGAGGGCCTTAAACGTCGCGCCGCCCGACAGGATTCCTGGGGCGTGGGCGTTCCCGCCCGTATGGTGGCGAATCCATCCCTCTTTAAGGGACTTAATCTGTTCGGGTGTTAGTGGTTCCGACGTCTCGATAACACCCGACGGAGTCGAGGCGTTCGCGAAGAAGGCGGTCGCGGACTCTTCGAGTGTGATCCCGAGACCGATCGTTCGACGAAGGGCCTCGATCGGATTAATCCCGTGATCCTGTCCAGGGAATCGGATTAACGGGATGTGGAGAATCGTATCGGGTCCGAGTTCGACGGACTTAACGTCCTGTCCCGTTCGCACGACATAGACAACGTCTCGACCGCGACGAACGATCTTAACCGCGTTCGGATCGAGGACGCGGACTTCGAGAGGTTGGAGTGTCTCTGGGTCCTTCGGCGCGTACACGAACGCCTCTCCCGCTAGATACATCGAGACGACGATCTCCGAGATGAGACTCTGGATTCCGACGTTCGGTTCGGCGGCGTAAGGCGTCAACATCCAGAGAGGTTTCTCTCCGCCTGGTCGATATGGTCGTCGCGTTCCGTTGTCCCGTGTGAACCCATCGATCGGGAGGGTCGAGGCGACGTCCGATAGGAGCGTGATACAGGACCACGCCGCCGCTAGTCCGAGGGTTGTCTTCTCGTTTACCTTCGAGGTCGCGAAGACGGGCGCGCGGTCGAAGGCCTGGGGAATAAGTCCGAGTCCGCCCAGGACTCGACTCTCTTCTGTTCCGAGTACGCGGCGAAGGATGCTCACTTATTACCTCTCGAATATCCGATGGCGATTAATGCGACACCGATTAGTCCGACGATGATCGCGGGATGGACCAGGTACGCGGACCAGAGTAGCATCCCGACGCCCGCTAGTTCGAGGAGATTCGACTTCATAGACTCACAAACTCCACACTCTTAATCGGCTTCTCGGCCTCGTTAGCATAGTACCGCGCGCGGTCGAAGGACATCGTCATCGCCACCGCGAGGTCTATTTTACGAACGGACCCCCTGTGTTCCTTAACGATCCTGGGTCCGAACCTGTCGATCTTAACCGTAGCGTTCGCTAGATGGCGCGTTAAGGCGGCGGTTAAATGCGGCGTCCCGCCCCAATGGAGTTCGTCCTGGGAGATCGCCTCGACTACCTTCTGGCACGCGCTCACCATACGGATAGGACTCTGGGCGAAGTTAACCACCTTCCCCGCGTAGGGTCCCTCTCGATCCAGGGCCTCCAACGAACGCGACCAACGGAACGGGTCCGCCGCGAGTTCCAGGACGTTAAGTCCGCGGACCTCGACCAGGTCTCGGAGGTCCTGTTCTACCTGTCCGATATCGACCTTCCAATGGGGATCGTCGAGAGGGCGTTCGTACAGGAGGAGAGGTTCGATAAATCCGTCCAGGGTACAGGCGACCGCCGCCGATGCGTCTAACTGGAACGATCCGTCCCAGGCGATAACGCAAGGTTCGCCCCTCTCGATCTTCCGTCCCGTCTCCAACCGTTCCCACGCCCCAGTCGGTAGCCAGGCCGTAGTCGTCGAGACCCAACGGTTAAGGCGTTTCGTCTGGAACTCGGCGGGCGCGATCGACCGCGCCGCCGCCGCGAAGTCCTCTGGATCGAGGAAGTCTCCGAAGGCGGGGTTCGCCGCGGCCCACGCCTCGGGAGAATCCCAGGCGAGGGACTCGGGCGCGTGGAAGTATCGGAAGAAGAACGCCTCGTCCTGGACCTCGCCCGCCTGGATTCTCATCCCATACTGGAAGAGTCGAAAACAGAGAGAGTCCTGTCCGTGGGAATCCGTCTTCGATCCCGCCGTCGAGATGCCCAGGACGAGAGGATCTTTCCGCGCGCCCGACCCGAGGTTAACCGCGTTCCAGAGTCGGTCGTCGGGTTGGACGTGGAGTTCGTCGAAGATCACCATCGAGGGATTCGTTCCTTCGGCGCGGGACCCGTCGGACGAGAGGACGCGGAGAACCGATCCCGTCTCTGGGTACTCGATAACGTCGCGCATCACCCGAAGTTTCTTCGAGAGGACAGGGTCGAGATCGACCATCCGAGAACATTCTCGGAAGACGATTCGCGCCTGTTGTCGGTCGCCCGCACAGATAAGGACCTCGGCCCCGACTTCCTGGAAGAGACCGAAGAGGGCGACGCCCGCGGCGAGGGTAGACTTCGCGTTCTTCCTGGGTAGGAGAAGGAGTCCGCGTCGGTTCTTCCTTCGTCCGTTCGGGAGGAGTTCGAAGAGGCCGTCGAGGATCTCGCGTTGCCACGGACGGAGTTCGATAAGTTGTCCCGCCTGGTCTCCCTTCGTTAGGCGACAGAACGTCTCGATAAACTCCGCGACCAGGGGTCCGTCGGACTTAGGCGCGACGGGTCGCGCGGATGATCGCGTCGAGTTTCGCCGTCGCGGAGTTCGCCTGTTCTCCAATCTCGGACCTCAATCCTACGCGGGCGGCGGGCGTAAGGCCCAACTCCCGCGCGTACTTCTTCACCGCGTCCGCGTTATCTCGGACGATTTGGTGGAGCGGGTTCTTAACGAAGTTCCCGTCTCGACCTTTTAGGAGCGGGCCTGTCTTCGACAACATCGCCTCCGCCTCCTGGTAGCGAACGAACGCCTCCGAGTATAGGCGAAGAAGATCCTTATCGGCGGACGTTAGGACTCCTGTCGGACCCAGGGCGTCGACGACTCTCTCCCATACGACGCGCGCCTCTGGTCGTAAATCGGCGGGCGCGGTAAGTGGTCCGCCCGCGGGAATCGGTTCGGCGTAGTTAACCACCGACGGACGAGTCTCGCCCGCGAGAAGTTTTAGCCTGGTCGGTTTCGGAGCGGGTCCTCGACTTCCCATCGACTACCTCTTCGGGACGAACTCGTCCCCGCACGATGGACACTTTACCGACCGCGGCGTCGAGAGATCCGAGGACCCCGAGGCGGCGGCGAGTCCCGCCTCCGTCGCGACGTTCGCGAGGAGGGCCTGGATTGTGGCGTCGGGAGAAGAGACGCCTTCCAGGAGTTCGCGAAGTCGATCCTTATCGGGGAAGGCGAGATCGCCCAGAGGATCGAAGGTCGCGAGGACGAGGCGTTCCTCGTCCTGGGAGAGTTCGACATAGGAGACAGGGATCTCCTGTTCGTCTCTGGCCAGGGCGAGTTCGACTCGGAGATGTCCGTCGATAAGGTGTCCCGTGGTTCGGTTAACGATCACAGGCGCGACGAATCCAACCTCGGCCAGGACCGCCGCTAATGCGTTCCTCTGTGCGGAGGGATGCGCGCGGAAGTTCTCTGGGTTCGCGAGAAGTTGGGCGGGTTCTTCTACGCCCGCCCCGATGATCCGATTCTTCCAGGGTGTTTCCATATCCAGATCCTAACCGACGATCGCCTTTCGGTATTCCGACCAGGCGACCTCGTCGAGGAACTCTCGCGCGACGACGACGGCGCGTCGACCGCGGAGGGCCTTCGCGTTAAACAGGAAGAGGTCTCCGTACCATCGACCTAACTTCGACTCGGACCAGAGTCGGAACTCCGACGCGGTCCACCCGAGTTCGTTCGCGGCGCGAAGGATCGCGCGATCCGCGCGGACCCTGGCCTTCTTCGTTAGGTAGGTTCGAACTCCGCCGAACCCGTAGCGTGTGGACCCGAAGTCCTTCTCTGTCCTGGCCTTCACTTCGCGCCTCCCTTCTTCGACCGACGAGGGTCGATCCCATTCCCGCCACAACGGAAACAGGTTCCCGA